TTTAAGAGCAGATAGAGATAAACCTAAAGTTAAGACTCAAGTTAAGATAACCAAAAAAGGTAGAGCGGCTGTAGAAGAAGTAGAGATAGATGAGCTCAGTAATACAACGCTTGGTAGTTATAAGGCAAAGGCTGCTGCTCAAGCTAGTGCTGCTGATAAGAAAGGAAATTTCAAGAAAGCTGATAAAAGATTCTCTGGTATTACTAGAGCAACTAATAAACAGTTTGATAACGATGCCAAGAAAGAATCTTATAAATCTGGTTTGGATAGTCCTGGTCAAAAGGCAGCAAGAGAGAAGTTGAATAAAGTTTTGCAAGGTATTAAAAAACGAGATCCAAATCATCCTGCCGTACAAGGTATAAAAGATAAGAAAGAAGATATGTCCTTAGCCCCGAAGGGTAAAGGTCGTAAAGCTGCACAGGCGATGTATGGTGTAAAGGAAGATTTGGAATTTAGAGTTACAATTAAAGGTATTCCTCCATTTTACGTTCCTGCAAAAACAGCTGCCGCAGTTAAACAATCATTAAGAAAACAGTTGAAACATCCTGATGATATAGAGTCTATTATTAGAGTTACTAAGGCTGCACAGAAAATAGATTATCGTAAGAGAGCCCAGGGAAAATCTGATGAGGACGATAACAAAAAGTAATGTATTTCTTATCTATTCTTGTAAGTCTTGCAATGTTCAATATGAATCCACCCACAGGATGGATGCAAGATGTAATTCCTTATGAAACTATTGAGGAATGCAACACAGCTATGCCTGAAAGAAAAGTAGAAATGGAATTTTATATACATAGTACTTTTAGAGGTATGGGTGAGATTTTAAAATATGAGTGTATAACTGAACCTGAGTGGATTAAACGTAATGTTGATCTAGGTCACAAATTACCCGAGGATTTTAAACCAAAAACAAATTCATAATGAGGAGAAGTGAAGATGGTGAGAAAAAAACATAGGACAGAATCCTTTGATTCTTTGTTTAGACGTTTTAAGAAAACAATAGAGAAGAAGGACACTATTAATGAAGTTAGAAAACGTGAACACTATGTTAAGTCTAGCATAAAAAGAAAGTTAGCGAAAGAGTTAGCTCAAAAGAAAGAACAAAAGAGGCAGGAGGAACAAAACACAAAGCGTATTCCTGTATAGAATAATGAATGTTGAGTTGTTTGTATATGATAAGTTTAATAAGTCTGTTTTAGACATTTTAACTCTACTTGAAAATAATAATATAAAGTTTTCAGTACAGGTGTTTACTGAAGAAGATTCTTTAGATTATATTTCTAATCAAGTAGGTGAGATTGTTAGGCGTTTACCTGTGGTTTTGGTAGATGGTAAGAGAGTTGGGCGTTATTATGATTTGGTTGAGTTTTTGGTGAATGAAGGTATAGTAAATTATCAAGGTAAATCATAATGACAGATAAAGAAGATCGTATGGCGAAGGCACGTGCTGCCAAGAAGCCACCAACATATAAAAATATACATGAAGATGTAAAGGCTTTACCAGATGATAATTATCTAAGCGTTAAGAATGTTAAAGATTGGGAAAAGCATAATAAAGATCGTGTGAAAGAATTAAAACCTCTTATCCGTAAAGCGAGTGGTAAAGAAGAAAGAGATTTGCGGAGAGAATTGTTTAATCGTGAGGGGTATTTAAAAAGCATTGTAACTTATTTTGATACATCGACATGGTTGGATTTATTTTATGGTAAGGATCAAGAACACAAGATAAGATGGAAAACTATTGTACCCGTTTATGATAGTGAAGGTTTTGTAAAAATTGAAAATTGGAGAATGCCAGGTTATGATGAGACAATTACAGATTGAATTTCCAGATGAACATTTGCGAAAGTATTGGGTTGATAATAATGTAGAGATGAGTAAGGCAGAATGTGATCATCATATTTTAGGAATGTATAATTCTCATTATAAACAAAGAGGATGGCATTATACCCGAAAACATAAAAACCCTGAGCAATTTCCAATAGAAAAACATTGGGTATGGTATGAACCATCTACAAAGACAGATGATTCATATGAACTATGGCGTGATGATTAATACGAAAAACTATTGACATTCTTTAATTATTATGTTATTATTTAAGAATGGATAAATTTTGCCACTATAGCTCAGCCGGTAGAGCACCTCACTTGTAATGAGGATGTCCCGGGTTCGACTCCTGGTGGTGGCTCCAAATGAATATATATTATGATATTAGTAGACTTTAATCAAATTGCGATTGGTAGTGTGATGGTAGCACTTAATAAGGGTGAAGAGCTGAGTGAAACTTTAGTTCGTCATTTGATATTGAATGGCCTACGTTATTATCGTTCTAGATTCTATGAGAAGTATGGTGAGTTGATAATCTGCTGTGATAGTAAACACTACTGGCGCCGTGATTATTTTCCTAATTATAAAATCAATCGTAAGAAAGAACGAGAAACGACTGGCCACGATTGGAATGTTATTTTTAATTGTCTGAATAGTATTCGTGATGAACTAAAAGAAACATTCCCTTATAAGGTATTAGAGGTATATGGTGCTGAGGCCGATGACATTATTGCTACATTGGTAATGAATAGGGCAGATAAAAAGGATACGAGTAAACATTTGATTCTTTCATCAGATAAAGATTTTATTCAATTACATAGATTTGGTATAGATCAATTTAGTCCGGTCGCCAAGAAGATGCTTAGTAATGATGACCCTGTTAACTATTTAAGAGAACACATTATGAAGGGTGATCGTAGTGATGGTATTCCTAATATACTCTCACCCGATGATTCTTTTATATCTAATATAAGACAGAAGCCAATGCGAAAAGTTGTGATCAGAAATGTTACAGAAGCATTAGAAAGATTTACACCAGATAAAGTATATCAACTAGCTAAATGTCCAAAAGATACTTGGGTTCGTAATTGGCAGAGAAATGAGACTTTAATAGATTTAGGAAAAATACCAAAGGATATCATGTCAGAGATATCTAAAGAGTATAATAAAGTTAATGTTGGTAATAGAGCTAACCTCTTAACATATTTTATAGAAAACAAACTAACACAATTGATAGAGTCAATAGGAGATTTTTAAAATGGAAGAAACATATGCACCATCTTTTCATGAAATTTGCACTAAAGTAAATAATGCAAAAGATAAAAAAATGAAGATTGGAGTATTGAAGAAATACAGAACAGATAGTCTTGAACAGTTTTTGAAAGCTGGGTTAGATCCTAATATAGAATGGATGTTACCTAGAGGCGATGTTCCTTATAAGCCTAATGATGCTCCTGAAGGCACCGAACATACAATCCTGGCTCAAGAATCGAGAAATCTTTACAACTATGTTAAGATGAATCGCAGTAGACTTAATCTGCCTGAAGTGGTAGGTAATCCTCATATCAATTCGGCCAAGCGAGAAATGATGTTTATTCAAATGCTAGAAGGTTTGCAGTCGAATGAAGCTGCATTGATTATTCTGGCTAAAGACAAATTATTGAGTAGGACATTTAAAGGATTAACCGCAGCTTGTGTCTGTGAGGCATATGGATGGTCTAATACCTTTGAACCTAGTTAAATATAATAGTATTACCATATAAGAATACTTTAATATAGGGTGTTTTTAGACTATATTGTAGCGATAATACTAAATTATTTTCACTTTCCTTTATAAATCAATGACTTATAGCTATTGGGATTATGCCCTATATAGTGTATAATGTATAGTATATTAACACAAATAGGAGTTTAATATGTCAGTAATAATGCCAAGAGTGATAGGTTATAAGATTATGACACCGGACCTTAAAGCGGTGATATCCGAGCATGGCCCAGGTGAGCTGGAATTATGTAGAAAGTTAATTCAAGGTCCTGACCGTGCTGTATTACGATCAGAAGATAGAAAACCAACTCCGGTATTGCAATATATCTTTGAAAAGATCGAAGATGATGAACCTGTACACTGAGGGGTATAGAAGTCACAACCATACTTTAGATAGATCATTATCTGCTGCGGGGTGGTTCTATAGCCGTCGTTTGTTGGGTGGTCGTATGGCTCGTAATATTAATCTAGACCTTAAACTCACAAAGGATCTATATGAAAAAGAGCAGGCCTATGGTTATTGTCATATTATGGATGATAATTTGAACAAACCTAGAGAATTTCATATTGAATTAGATACTTCTATGAAGCATCCTTTTGATCAAATTCTTATATGGTTTGCTCATGAAATGGTACACCTTAAACAATTTGTGAGGGGTGAATTGTATGATTATGAAACAGGATCAGTACAATGGAAGTCTAAAAGATATTCTAGAGATGTTAACTATAACCATCAACCTTGGGAACGAGAAGCTTATCGTTTAGAAAGTAAGCTTTATAAGGAATTTGCGGAGTGGTATAATGAATAATATAGGAGAACGAATAAAAAAAATAACTGCTAAATCTTTAGGTATAGAATCTGTGTTGGTTAAAGATACATCCAACTTTAGTTTAGATTTGGGAGCTGATTCTTTAGATGTAACTGAATTGGTAATGTCTTTAGAAGATGAATTTGATATAGAAATTTCTGATATAGAGGCAGATAATATATTAACTGTAGCTGAAGCAACGGAGTATATCATGGAGAGATTGAATGGCTGAAGGTATCTGGGGTGATTGGCAAGTTAGATTGATTGCTGAGAACATGGCTGAGAAACGTCCCAAACGAGTATGGTTTGAAGATGATAAAGGAACTCAGGAAGATTATTTCACATCGCTCAAGAGTTGGTCACATATTTGTGCTAGACAGTTATACTCTATGGAGTTAGAAGAGCGTCAGTTGATTATTTTCGTACACCATTTAGGTATTGAACACGTTGGGATTGAAACTTTTGATCCGCAAGATAAAGGGAGATATTCTCAACAGAGTGATTTTAAACCACATGAAGGTAACTAATGATTTTTCAAGAAGCGGCATTAAACATAGTGTTGATGACTATGATGGTTGCTGGATTACCAGTAGAGGATCAAGAGTTACAAGCGGACATCTATTGTGGAGCTCAGAACATCTATTTTGAGGCTGCTGCCGAACCCATAGAGGGAATGATAGCAATCGCAGATGTGACAATCAACAGAAAGGAAAGTACAAGATGGCCAGACAGCATATGTAATGTGGTATGGCAAAACAAACAGTTTAGTTGGACACATGATGGTAAGAGTGATGACATACCATTAGAGAGTCCTTATCAAATACAACTATGGAGTAAGGTGGTTTATATGTTTGTGATAGCTTTACTTGATGAAGAAGATTATAGTAAATGTGGAACTCATTATCACAATAAATATATTGAACCGTGGTGGTCGGACAAGATGGACGTGACTATCATTATTGGTAATCACAAATTTTTAAAATAGGAGATGTAAATGAAGAAGTTAATGTTAATTGGTTTGGTGACACTTCCGCTGATTAGTGGTTGTGCGACTAAAATGGAAACTGGGACAGCACTTGGTGCTCTTGCCGGTGGTGCATTAGCCTATGGACTTGGACAGAACTCTAGTAATAAAGAGTTGTGGACGGTTCTTGGTCTAGGTGCCGGTGCAATGTTAGGTAGTAGTATAGGTCAGCAGTTAGACCAACGTGACCAATTACTATTAGGTCAGACAGTACAACACACATTAGAAACCGCACCTAACAATTCAGTAGGTCAATGGCAGAATCCCAACACTGGTAATAGTGGTACGGTAGTGCCAACTCAAACATACACCGCTTCAAATGGTGCTCCTTGTCGTGAATTCACACAGACCATCTATGTTGGTGGTTATCCAGAAGAAGGTTACGGAACTGCCTGCCGTCAGCCTGATGGTTCTTGGCAGATAGTACAACGATAATGGAATATAGAATGATATCGCCTGAAACTGGCGAAGCAGAAGATATTAGTTGCTCAGTGGCAGATATGCTCGTGTTGAAACAAGAGGGATGGCTTATGATATTTACACCCAACCCTAATGCCATTATTAGTGGTAGAGACACCAGCGGTCAGGGCGGCGGTCACAAAACCAGTGATGGTTGGAAAGATGTATTAAGAGATATTAAAAGTAAAAATCGTGGAAGTACAATTGACATTTAAAATAAATAGTTTATCAATGTAAAATGGAGGACTATTCTTTGAGTAGGCATAAAAAATTGTATATCACATCCCAAAACTTAGTAGCAATAGAATCTGTAGGCCCCGCCCAAGAGAAGGCTTTTAAAGCCTATGTTGAAGATAAGAATTTATTTTTAACTGGGTCTGCTGGCACTGGTAAAACATTTATTTTACTTCACTTGGCCTTCAAGGAAGTATTAGACAAAGGCTCACCATACGATAAAGTTGTTATAGTGAGATCACTATTACCATCTAGAGATATTGGTTTTCTACCAGGCACATTAGAAGAAAAGGCAAATCTTTATCAGGACCCCTATAGAATTTTAGTTAGGTATCTTTTTGAGATGCCCAACGAACAGGAATTTACTCAGCTATATGATAAACTGGTCGGACAAGGTAGTTTGGAATTTTATTCAACTTCTTTTCTCCGAGGTCAAACATTTGATAGGTCTATCATCATAGTAGATGAGGCTTCCAATTTATTGTTCCAAGAGTTAGATACCATTATGACCCGTGTAGGACAGAACAGTAAGATTATGTTCGCCGGAGATATGGCACAATCAGACCTTAGGAGAAATAATGGAGAGCAAGATGGTTATAATAACTTTCAAGCTATTCTTGATGGTATGGATGAATTTGAAGTGATAGAGTTTGGTATCGGTGATATCATTCGTAGTGGTTTAGTAAGATCCTATTTAATTGCCAAAACAAATATGGGAATTAAATCTGATAGTGCTTGACTTTAATCTCTAACTAGAGTATAATTATATTATGAACACAGAAACTTATTTAAAGGTCTTTGACCCTAAAGTCCAATTTGAATTTCCAGAACTGGTGGTACATACCCATAATGGTATGCGCTTCTATGAGGCGCCTGATGGTAATAAGTATCCATCTATTACCACCGTTCTAGGTAAGCAGAAAGGTAAACAGAAAGGTCTACAAGAATGGCGTAAACGTATTGGTGAAGAACAAGCTCGCATTGTGTCGGGTAAAGCTGCTCGCCGTGGTACTGCCTTTCATAACATATGTGAAGATATGTTTATATTGTCCGATCCCGAATTCAGTACCAAATTGGAAGAAGATCATAAACAAAAGAACTTTCTTGCCTATTGTATGTTTAAGGAAATGAAACCTTATTTTGATGAGAAAATTCAGAGAAAACCATTACTTCTAGAACAAAGTATGTATTCATCAAAATATAAAGTTGCAGGACGTTGTGACTTTATTGGTGTCTATAATGAAACCTTGGCAGTGGTAGATTTTAAAACAACTACTACACCTAAGAAGGAAGAATGGATTGACGATTACTTTATACAGTGTACTGCATATGCTTCAATGTATGAAGAGCATACTGGTATAGGTATTGATGACATTGTTATTATGATGGTAGCTGAAGATGGTCAAGTACAAATATTTGAAAAGAAAACTTTAGATTATGTAGATAGACTTGAGACTATGATGGATCAATTTTATGAGGATCTTGATGTTAATTTACAACAGATGTAAGAATTTTATTTTGAATTTGAAGCCCTAGGCCTCTCGTATATATAAATATTAATTAATAGTGTGATTAAAAACACACAGATGTAGTTTTTTTACAACAAAGGAGAAATCAATGAAAAAAACTTTAATAGCATTACTATGCATGGCACCATTAAGTGCTATGGCATTTACAACGGATTGGTCGCACGATATTACTGTGGGTACAGGTAATACATCCGTGTCTTTTGACCAATCAGGAAATGAATTCGCCGCAAGCCACAATAGTCTGTCAATTACCACAAGTGACACTGTTGATATCGGTATTTCATATTCTACGACATTACTTGGTGCGCTTGATGCCACTGTTGGTTTAGATCACCAGGCTGATGATGATAATGTTATTGGCTTAGAAACATCTTTTGGTCAGTGGGGTGCTACAATTACACCATCACTTGATTGGAATGTAAATGATACAGATTTTGATTCGACCGTGAAAGTGGGTTATGGTATCCTTGGTTTGGATAGTTATTACTCATTAGATTTTGATGTCGATGAAACCGAATTTTCAGGTTCTGAAGCTGGGATTGGTTATAGTTGGAAGTTGTCCGATGGTTTTACCCTAACACCTAACTTGACTATTCCTTATGATTCGGATTGGGATCGAGGCACGGTTGTTGCTGGTATTTCTTTAAATATTAGTTTCGGCGGTTCTTCATCTGAATAAATAGACCGTGAAAGAAACTGATGACGGTAAAAGAGTAGGCGTTTCGGACGTGGGTTCGATTCCCACCACCTCCACCAAATCTCCTGATTGGTTTTATACCGAGAATGAGTGGTCCCGGCTAGGTATGCAGGGACCTTTACCACCCGAACGGAATAAGCAATTGCTTACGAACGAATACGGGGGTGACATGGCTTCGACGGGGCGAGTTGAAATTTTGCAAGAGGGTTCTGACACAAAACACAAACGCCAACGATGACGTTTACTTTCAGGACTATGCGCTAGCAGCGTGATATCTGATGGGGCATGAGCACCACCTTATAAACAAACGGGCTCATTTTTAAATACACACAACACACACAAGGAGGAGATTATGGCAACACCATACGAATTGAGATTTGATATGTATAACGCGGCCTTAGAACGACAGAAAGATGCTTATTTTTCAGCAGTTGAACAGGACCGCGAATTACAAGACCGAATGGGTGAGGCACCGACACAGCGTAGGTTTCCAACACCAAAGGATGTAATTGAAGAAGCTAATGAAATTATGGCTTTTGTCAATGGCGACAATCAATGATAACTATGCACTAGCATAGTGAAAGATCGTGGTCCCTGTGTTCTAAGCACCACACCGATATCGCCGAAGGCGGGATAGGCGATGTCATTTTTATATTATGAGAACAATATGACACCAACAAAAACACCAACAAAAATAACACCCAAAAGGTTCTCTATAATCATAGAGGAACTTGTCCGCACAAAAAGATTAACGCATTTTGAAGCAGTGATGTACTACTGTGAAAAAAACGATCTTGAGGCTCATACTATCATCAAATGGATTGACAAAAGTATGAGAGAAAAGATCCAATACAATGCAGAAGAATTAAATTATCTACCCAAAACGAGTTCGTTGTTTTGAGTTTGATGACTGATTATGAATGCTATCAAAATTATTTAGCACTGAAGTTGCATTTCAGTAGTGAGTATGATTTTCACAAATATAATGGTAAGGTTAGTGCTACTATAGAATCTTTTGAGAAACGAAAGGACAAATATAAGTTTGTTCGTTTATCAAGAAAACTATCTGATCCTCAAATACTAGATTTCTATCTGGCCAATTTTATTCGTGGTAAAGAATGGATTGGTGACTTTGATGAAAAGAATTGGTTGAATCATAAAAAAATAGTTCAGAGTCTACAATATTTTTATGAAAATGATCTTGAAAAACTATTGACTTCTTCTGATAATTTTGATATAATATTTAAATGTAAAGACGGTAATCATCCTAAACTTATTAAGGCGTATCTAGGCAAGAAAATTACTTTAGAGACTTTAGTTATTCTTGAAAAGGTTTTGCAGTATAGAAAAGTTTTTGATAAAGATATAACTGAAAAATTTATTTGGCCTAAGGTAAGTAAATTGATAGGTAAGTATGAACCGTTTATGCAAGTATCCGCAAAAAAATATAGAATGATAACATTAAACAAAGTACAGGAGTGTTTCTAATGACAGATACAGCTGCACCAAAAGAGTCTTATATTGATGAGGCGAAGCGTAGGATTGCACATCTATCCTATAAACTTGAACAGGCTGAAGGTCGTGTTCGTAAATTGGAGTTCGATAATGCTGAACTTCAGCGCTGGGCAAATGAAGTTTGTCTGAAAAAACTCCAAGAGTTATCTGATGAGTTAGCTTCCAAATATAACCAAAAGAAGTATCGTAGTCGTAATTGGAAAAATGATTTAGGTAAATCGAGGGAAGAAGTTAATTAAAGGCTATGCCCTATGCAGATACAAGTAAGAGGAGTTTCTGGGATGGTCTATCGTAGAGGACATCAAATAGTTTTGATGAATACCGAAACAGATAAGAAAATTGCTGTTAAGGTAATCCAATATGATAGTAAGCAGGGATGGCTTGCTGAGAGTGGTGATGGTGACTGGCTCTGGTATAGAGAACATAAACAAGATAGTGATCCAACTGATTTGCAGTATTGGGCCTATGTAAAAAAAGTGGGAACGTGATATGGAAAAGTTTGAGTATGTTTGGTTAGATGGTTATAAACCAACTCCATCATTAAGAAGTAAAGTTAAGATTGATACTGAGGTTAGTTTGTGGTCATTTGATGGATCATCTACACAGCAAGCAACAGGAAATAAATCAGATTGTATATTAAATCCTGTTGGTGAGTATCATACTATTGATCGTATCCGAGCAGACGCAACACAAACAAGCGAAGGCCTTGGTGGCACTTATGTTATGTGTGAAGTTTTAAATGCAGACCATGAACCACATCCCAGTAATACACGAACCCATTGTTTAGAATTGATTAGTAGTGAGTGGTGGTTTGGTTTTGAGCAAGAGTATTTTATGTATAAGGATGGTCGGCCGCTAGGGTGGCCTGAGAAGGGCAAGCCTCGGGCTCAGGGGGATTTCTACTGTGGCGTTGGTGCTGACAATGTAATCGGCCGAGAGATCGTAGACCGTCATACAGAGGCGTGTATGAACGCTAATATAGGTATTACTGGCACTAATGCTGAAGTTGCATTAGGTCAGTGGGAATATCAGGTATTAGGGTCTGGTGTAAGTGCCGGTGATGATATGTGGATGTCTCGTTATATTCTAATGAAGATTGCAGAGAAACATGGAGTCACTATTGACTTTAGTCCTAAACCACAGAAGGGTGATTGGAATGGTTCCGGTATGCATACAAATTTTTCCAATTCACAGATGAGAGATTTGGGTTCGCAATCATATTTTGAAGCGTGTTGCAAACTTCTAGGATCAAAACATAAAGAAGCCATCAAAGAGTATGGTGCAGATAATGATCAGAGGTTGACAGGAAAACATGAGACACAATCAATTAAAAAGTTTAGCTATGGGATTAGTGATCGGGGTGCTAGTATTCGTATTCCTATTACTACAGTAGACAACAACTGGAATGGTTATCTAGAAGATCGCCGTCCTTCTGCAAATGCTGATCCCTATAGAGTGATGAAACATATTGTAGAGACTATTGATGGATAATAAATTTGTAACTCTTATTGATAGTATGGGTACAGATTTGTCGGTAGTCAATGCGGCAAGAGTATCCTTTAATAAGATTAGTAACTGGGGACATCATGTTCCTGGTCAAGGTATATTTGAGCTCAAGAAAGGTGATGTTAAGCTTATTCAGTATCTTGCCAAGCATGGTCATTGGACTCCTTTTGGTCATGCAACATTATCATTTCATATTAAGGCACCTATTTTTGTTGCACGGCAGTTAGTCAAGCATCAGGTAGGTTTGGTATGGAATGAAGTGTCACGCCGGTATGTAGAAGATGAGCCAGAATATTGGGACCCAGAGACTTGGAGAAGTAAACCAGTAGATAAGAAACAAGGGTCTGGTGATGAGACAATAGAATGGTTAGATCGTGAGGTGAGAGTTGGTGCTGCGGTTAGTGCATCATGTGATTTGGCTGTAGAAACTTATAAGAAAATGTTAGATGCTGGTATTGCACCAGAACAAGCTCGTATGGTATTACCACAGAACACCTATACTGAATGGTATTGGACTGGTTCATTGTATGCATTTTCTAGAGTATGTAATTTAAGATGTAAAGGTGATACACAAGAAGAAACTAGAAATGTTGCTTGGGAACTATATGATTTAGCCAAGGAGAAATTTCCTGTTTCTTGGGAAGCTTTATTTTATGCCAATATATGATTATGTCTGTGAAGAATGTGGTCATGAATTGTTGGATATAATTCAAAAGATATTAGACCTACCTTTGGAATTTTGTCCTGAATGTGGCGGTCAAATTAGGCGCCAGATCACTTCTGCAAATTTTGTGTTAAAGGGTGATGGCTGGTATAAACCCTCCCCGTCAAAAGACGAAAAAGACTAAATAACTAAAGCATATTAAAATGAGTAGGGTGATATGTCTCGGGAATGGTGAATCCCGTCTCGGAATTAATTTAGATGGGTTAAGGCAGTATGCAACCATCTGGGGATGCAATGCTTTGTATCGTGATTGGGCACCAGATTTTTTGGTGTGTGTCGATATAGAGATGAGCCATGAGATATACCGCTCAGGTTATGCTTTTAAGAATGTTGTATATTTTAGAGATTGGAACAGATTGCCAGGAGAGGCATACGATAATATAGTAGTTCCGTCTCACATATCCCATAAGGACCAAAGTGATTTAAAGTCCTACATCCATGTTAGTCCACGGGTTGAAGGTTGGAATGAGTTTGCAATAGGTGGTCAAGATTTAGACCAATTGAGAAAACTCCGAGAAGATTATTTAACCGCTTGCCAAAATGAAGGCAAAGAAGTAAATTTAGATACAGTAGATATAATATTTGCAGATAAAAGAGCAGGCCTTTGGGTAACATGGCTAGCTCCTGAAGATAAAGTATTCAAGACAGAATCATTGCCTGGAGGTTCAGATTATGGTTTTTGTTCTGGTGCTTTATGTAATGTATTTGCATCTATGAATCCGGATACGGAAGAGATATATCTATTGGGTATGGATTTATATTCCAACACAGACAAACCAAACAATATATTTAAAGGAACTGATTGTTACATAGGTTCCGGTGGGCAACCTATCCCACCAGATAATTGGATAGAACAACACCGGATGATTTTTGAAAAGTTTCCGGATATAAAGTATTACAAGGTTAATCCTAAACCAATATCAAACGATATTAATGATAGGGTTAATGCTGTAATTGAGGAATGGATTGATATTCCTAACCTTGAATACATTACACAAGATGAAATGTATGAAAGGGTTAACACTTAAAAAACCAAGGAGGTTTATATGGCTGATGTAATAGCAGGTGTAAAGGGCTGGATCAATAAGATTTCAGAAGTAGCAGTAAGTCTTATCGCTTTAGCAGTAGTACTTCAAGTACTTTTCGGATCAGATATGATCTTTCTTCCCGTTGATGTCATCGGGAATATAACTAGCCTAGTGGCATCACTAGGCAGCCAAGGACTAGTTGGACTTGTAGCCCTAGGCGTCATTTATTGGATCTTCACCAAGAAGGACTAGTAAGATTGACTAAAGGATCTATGGGGAGGGTGCATCCTCCCCTAGTTCCACCACATAAGTATTAGTATGAAAGATACTAATATAATTTCGATTACGGACATTATAGAGAATAAAGTTCGCAAACAAAAAGAGCTGGAAAGTTATGAGGCTCAACTAGAAGATTTAATAAGAAAGAAGTTTTGGATTGAAAAAGAAATACATATGGCAGAATTTATTATTGCTGCAGTCCAAAGCGAAATAACCCCGCAACAATTTATCAAGGCTTTAATCGAAGCCGAACTAAAAAAAGATTGAAAAAAGCTTGACACGAGCTTACAAATCGTGTTATACTAAATAGTATTGATTGCGATTATACAGCGATTGATAGTAAATACGATAATATATAGGAGATACAATATATGTCTTTTGCAGACCTAAAGAGTAAGTCTGGCTCTTTTGAAAAATTACAGACTGAACTTTCTAAGTTAAACAATCCCACCTCCGGCAATTCTTTTGAAGATAACCGTTTTTGGAAACCCGATCTTGATAAGACTGGCAATGGTTTCGCAGTAATTCGTTTTCTGCCGCAACCAGCTGGTGAGGATCTTCCTTGGGTTCGACTTTGGAACCATGCGTTCAACGGTCCTGGTGGTTGGTATATTGAGAATTCACTGACCACGATTGGTAAGAATGATCCAGTATCTGAATACAACACTGAACTTTGGAACAGTGGTGCAGAATCAGATAAGGAGATTGCCAGGAAGCAGAAGCGAATTCTTAAATATTACTCCAACATCCTAGTTGTGAGTGACCCAAAGCATCCTGAGAATGATGGCACAGTAAGGTTGTATCGTTTCGGTAAGAAAATCTTTGATAAGATTACTGAAGCTATGAACCCTGCGTTTGATGATGAAACTCCCTTGAATCCATTTGATATGTGGAAGGGTGCTAACTTTAAACTCAAGATTCGTAAGGTCGATGGTTATTGGAATTACGATAAGTCTGAGTTTGATAATCCTTCAGAACTGCTTGAAGGTGATGACGCTCGCCTTGAAACATTATATAATGAGAAGTTACATAGTCTACAGGAATTTATTGATCCTAAGACTTTCAAGACTTATGATGAATTGAAGGAAAAGCTCAACAAAGTTCTTACTGGTACATCAGTTAAGGGTACTGTTGAAACATTTACTCCCAAGAAGAAAGTTGAAGTCATTACTCCGGTTCCTGAAACAACCGATGATGATGAGACTTTAGATTATTTTGCCAAGTTGGCAGATGAAGGTTAGTCGTTAGATAACTATGATAGGGGAGTCCTTCGGGGCTCCCTTTTTTTGTCTAATGGGGTCCGCGTTTGGGTGGTTTTCCGTAACCAGCTGGTAGGCCCCATTGAACAGGTTTAGCACCGGATAGAGATCCATAGCTAATAAGTTTCGTTTTAGTGTCTCGCATGGAATTGGCTAGTTCTATTGTGGTAGTATATATAGGCTTACCTGTTCGGATAATATGATGTGCTACTTTAGTAATTAACCATTCATTATTATTTCGATCTTCTGCCCATAATTCTTCTGAACCTGCTATACCTGTCCGACGCATATCCCCCGAACCTTTACCTATTTGAGGAAACTGAGTCTTTACCATTCTACCAATTTGCCAAGCTGAGGTGCCCCACATTTCACATTGTATTCTTTCATAACCTAACATATGACTCATTTGCATTTTTCTCATTATGCCATGATCTGGTTCACC